TCGACGATCAAAGAGACGGCACTACTCGTGTTATCGATGGCGATCTATCGGTCAAGATAACGACCAGACTTAATCGCAAGATTGATTCTGGAAAGCTACAAGATCTGGCAGAAGAGCATGGCCTGTCAGATCACCTGAGCACTTTGTTTAGATGGAAGCCAGAACTCGATATGAAGAGCTGGCGGAACGCTGACGAGAGCATTACCAAACCTCTGCTAGACGCCATTACTACGACGCCGAGCAGACCATCATTTGCAATCACAAACGAAAAAGGAAAATAAACATGGATCTAGAATTTGATAACCACGATTTAGTAGTAGACGATTCACCTCGAGACTACTCACCAGTGCCTGACGGCTGGTACGACGCTCGCATCATGGGCGCTGAGATTAAAGTAACCAAGGCCGGAAACGGGCGCTATATTGCTGTCAGATATGATATTATTGGTGGTGACTATAGCGGTCGAGTTATCTTTGGGAACATTACTATTAACAATAAAAGCGCGGCAGCTGAAGGAATTGGTAGGAAACAGTTAAGCCAGATCGCAATGGCTGGTGGAATGTCTGCGCTACCGAAAGACAGCGATGAGCTGGTCGGCATCGATCTTAAAATCAAAGCGACGATTAGAGCTGCAACTGAACAGTGGCCTGCGAGCAATGATGTTAAAGACTGGAAACCAATGGACGGTGGCTCCTCAATGCCAACGCCGCCCAAAAAATCCAACGGCGCAACTGCGCCTTGGGCTAAATAAACAGAGGGCTTCGGCCCTCTTTTTTTAAGGGAACGCATGAGCAAAATCGTAGAGCTGATCGACAGATACCACCAAGAGAAAACTGATACGCAGCGTGGGCATATGGGCGGCTCTTTGCTTGGGCATAAGTGCGAGCGATATCTTTGGTATATGTTTCGGTGGACGTTCGCGGAGAATTTTCCCGGTCGTATCCGCCGCCTCTTTCGTCGAGGCCACGATGAGGAACGCACCATTGTCAGTGACCTGCGAGCAATCGGCATCGATATTCGAGACGTTGGAAACAATCAGGCGCGAGTTGATTTTGGCGGACACGTTAGCGGATCAGTTGATGGCGTGATCAAGAGCGGCGTCCCCAATCATGAGATGGAAGAATTTTTAGCAGAGTTTAAAACACACAACAAACGTTCTTTTGATGATGTATCTCGCAAAGGCGTTAAAGATTCTAAGCCTATGCATTACGCTCAGATGCAAGTGTATATGCTTGGAAAAGAAATACATAAATCTTTATATGTCGCCGTGTGCAAAGACAACGACGAGATGTACACCGAGATTGTTGAATTTGACAAAGAGTTTGCCGAGCGTTTACTGCGCAAGGGAGAATGGGTTGCGACTTCGATGGAAGCGCCGCCAAGATTGTCGAGCGATCCGACTTGGTTCCAATGCAAGATGTGTCCGGCGAAACATATCTGCCACGAGAACAAACCAACAAAACAAATTAACTGTCGGACGTGCGCCCACTCGGAGCCGAAAGACAGCGGAACTTGGACGTGTAACAGACACAACGCGGACAACATTCCCGAGGACTTTCAGCATAAGGGATGCGACGACCACATACTGCACAAGGACGTTGTGCCTTGGTCGAGGATGGAAGGCGATGATCCTAACGTTGTTACGTTCGAGATCAACGGTCAGTTCATTAAGAACGGCAATGGAGAAGATTGTTTTGCAAGCAGTGAGCTTGTTAGCAATACGGATGCTTGTCTGAGTTCAGACGAGTTTATTGGAAACCTAAGATCTAACTTTGGAGGCAAGATATCAGGATGATTAAGACAGATATAGAAAGCACACTAGCCGAGCGTCACGGGCAATACGGACATTACACTTATGTTAGTAAAACCAGCCAGCTCTTAAAACGAACCATTCGAGAGTCGCCAAACTACAAAACGATGCCAGCGTACATGAACGAAAGCCTGGACATGATATGCAACAAACTGGCTCGTATCTTGTGCGGCAATTACTTCCTTCGTGACTCATGGCTCGACATAGAGGGCTACGCAAAACTTGTGACCGATGAACTGGACAAATTAGATGCTCAGGAAGTACCAGAAATTAGCGATTGATCAACTCTACGAATGGTTTCGGTTTAACAGGCACGGGAACCCGTGCATTGTTTTGCCGACCGGAAGTGGAAAGTCGCACGTCGTAGCCGCGATATGTCAGGACTCGATAAAAAGATGGCCTGACACTCGTATACTAATGGCGACGCACGTCAAGGAGTTAATCGAGCAGAATGCTGAAAAGATGCTTTTGCACTGGCCCGACGCACCGCTCGGCATCTATTCGGCAGGAATTGGGCGTAAAGAATCCCATTGCAAAATTACCTTTGCTGGGATTCAGTCTATCAGAAATAAGGCCCACGAAATAGGTCATATTGATCTGATGATTGTCGATGAGGCACACCTGATATCCCATAACACGGATACCAGTTACCGTAAACTAATTGATGCGCTCAAGATTATTAATCCTGCGCTGCGCGTTGTCGGATTGACTGCGACGCCGTACAGACTCGGTCACGGAATGCTGACCGATGACGAGGGCATATTCCATGACCTGATCGAGCCGACCAGCATCGAGGCGTTGGTCGAGGATAAATACCTTGCGCCGCTACGCTCTAAACTGACAGGAACGCAACTGAGCGTTAAAGGCGTACACCGTCGAGGCGGCGAGTTTATTGAGAAAGAACTGCAAGCAGCCGTAAATAAGTCGCACACAAACGCGGAAGTCGTGCGCGAAGTGATTAAATTGGCTGGCGACCGCAAGGCTTGGTTGTTCTTTTGCGCTGGCGTAGACCACGCTCACGCCATTAAAGATATGCTGGTGGACTCTGGCATCCCTGCGGATTGCATCACCGGAGAGACGCCTAAGATTGAGCGAGAGCGCATGATTGCCGACTTCAAATCTGGACGCCTTAGAGCGCTCACAAACGCCAATGTATTGACTACCGGCTTCGACTATCCAGACATCGACTTAATCGCCATGATCAGGCCCACAATGTCTGCCGGGCTGTATGTGCAGATGGCTGGGCGTGGTATGCGTATCAAAAGCCACACCGATCACTGTTTGGTGCTAGATTTTGCTGGCGTTGTACAAATGCACGGGCCGATCACAAATGTGCAGCCACCAAATAAGGCCGGTAAAGGCACTGGAGAGGCGCCAGTAAAGACCTGCCCAGAGTGTGACAGTTTGATCGCGCCAGCTGTAAAAGTCTGCCCAGACTGCGGATATGAGTTCCCAGAGCCAAAAGAGAAGAAGTATCGACTGTCAGACGTCGATATAATGGGCAAAGCAGGCAATGATCTCGTAGTTGAGTCTTGGAATTGGTCAAAGCATCTATCTCGTGCAAGTGGAAAAGAAATGGTTAAGGTTAAATATTACTCGAACATTTTAAGCGATCCAGTGATATCAGAATATTTTCCATTAACGCACTTTGGCTATGCCGGAACCAAGGCCGCCATGAAACTGGCTGAAATTGCGTCAGAGTCTAAAGTTGATATCAAGAAACTTAAGACGTCATCGCTTGATGAAATTTGTTCTATCATGAATCAAGGGAAGGCACCGCATGAGATACTCTACAAGAAGGAAGGCAAATACTACCGCGTCCTCAAAAGGAACTGGTCGATCTGAACACGTTGAGCAAAGAGAATTTGTAAGTTGGTTTCGGAAAAACTACAAAGGGATAAGGATCATCGCAATACCAAACGGCGGTCAAAGAAATATCGCGACTGCGGCACGATTAAAGGCCGAGGGAGTCATGCGCGGAGTCCCAGACCTGTACGTCCCGGCGTGGATGCTGTGGATCGAGATGAAGAAAGCTAGTGGCGGCAGAATATCACCGGAACAGAAAGACTGGCACAATTATTTACAGAGCATTAACCAAAATGTTATAGTCACCGCAGGATTTGAAGATGCAAAGTTACAAATTGAGGATTTTACTGAGACAATGGAGAAAACAAATGGCTGATAAAAATTTAACAAAGAATATGCGTAGCGCTGACAACATTAAACGACTTAGAATTAAAGTTGGACTGACGCAAGAGCAGCTTGCCGACATAATTGGCGTGACCTCGAGGCAAGTTGCCAACTGGGAGTCAGGCAATTCATTGCCGAATGATACAAACAAGATGCGCTTAGAGAAGTTGTTCTATACAGGAGATATTGAGAAAGATCTAATACAGTTAGATCCAGATCGTAATGCGCTCTTATTTTCCACCATTAACAATGTTGGGCTAATTGGCGCATTGTTTGTGGTCTTGGTTTTAATTGCCGTGTTCCTAGGCCTTCAGGCGGTGTTTAGTGGTTAGTCTAAATCTAAGAAAGTTTAATAAACGCATCAAACATATTAAGTTTGGGCCGTACTACATGGTAGCGCTAAACAAATGGGATAAAGGCGAACAACTGTTTACGTTTATTGATGGCAAAACATATCGAGACTCTGAGGCCATGACACTGGCTAAAGAATACGGTTATAATAGCGTTGAGCGGGTGTATGAGACATATAACTCGCTCGGTTAGTCATTTTTGATTCTCCTCCATTTGGCCCTGCTTGTTGAGCAGGGCTTTTTTTTATGCGTAACTTTTCTTTGTTTTCTTTTTGCCTTTTGCTACTTTTTTCTTTCTGGCTTTTGCTGCCGCAGCCACTCCTTCTTTAGTGTATGGATACTTCTTCTTTCCTACCATTGGCATAACTATCTCCTTTAACGTTTAACTGCTGATGAACCTACATAGAAGCTGAAGATCATTAACATGATCTGATCGTATGACGAACGAAACATTGCTGCGCCTTGAATAATTTCCCATTCCGTCCATCGCTTTGTTGTATCAATTAGTCCAAACAAGTACGTTCCACCAGATGATTTCTCAACTGGCACCGCAATATCAATTGGCGTAAACATTGGCGCAAGACTAATAAATGCAACCATCGCCAAAAATGACAATACAAGTATACGTCGAGTTGCGCTTGAGAATCTGTCTTTTGTTCTTACCTCAAACTCTTTGTCTGCAATCTCTGCTCTTGCCTTCATATGCTCGACATCAAAGGCAAGCCGTTCCATCATCAGTTTTTGTTGGTCTGCTTTCGCCTTTTGCGCATTTGCCAGAAGGCCCGAGAAAACGCCCACGAGATTGCCACCAATTGCGAGTATAACTTCTGTCCCAAGTCCAAGCATCTTGATTTGATCCTAAACTTAATTAAATAAAAAAAACTAACCAATAAAATCTTTGGGCTTTCTCTTAAGTGTCCAAGCCCAACATTGCAGTTATGACATACCAGACCTTTTACTCTGCCATTTTTGTGGCAGTGGTCAACTGATAATTTTCCTCGTGCAGTATCTAGGGCATTGACTTTGCATATATCGCATAGATTGCCTCTGGCGTAAGACATATCAACATATTCTTCGTATGTGATTCCATACCTGACTTTGTAGTTAGACTTTCTTCTTGAAATCCTACGCTTTTCTGGATTTTGCAAGTTTTCTTTTTTTAGCTAAAGCAGCTTTGCTAGTCTTAGCTGCCTGCTTAAATTGCTTTGCGGTAGGAGCGCCTTTATCGCCGGGCTTCCTCATCTTTTCACCAGAGCCAGCTGCGATCCTCTTTCTCTTATTTCTTATTCTGTCATAGAGTCCAATTTTTGCCATGACTATCCTTTCTTTTTGTTACGATTAGCAAAATTTCTTGCGGCCTCTACACTACCAAAGCCCCATGCTTTTAAAGCCAATGCCTTGCGAGTTGGCCTTCCTTTAGAGTCTTTCATTGGGCCTTTCATTCCTGAAAATCTAGCAGCAAAAGATACTCTTCTAGGATTTGTTCCAGACTTAACTGGCGCCTTTAAATTGCCGCCATCTTTGCGTTCAAAATGTTTGCGGCCTTTTTCGTTTAGGCCGCCTTTTGGATTTTGATGCACTTTCTTAACCATCTGGCGATGCCCTTTCTAAAAGTTTAACTCTGACTTTTAAATCGTGTATATGCTCAAGCATTTCTTCTTTAAGTTCTTGACGCGCAAATGCGTTGCCCGGACTAGGAACAATCACGCCCTGCGGACTTATCAATTGCATTTGGTTAGCGCGAATTAACTGAATGTCTGACGTGATCTCGCCAATGCTAGAAATGACCCACCACATAGCCGCCAGTAAAACTGGGACTAAACTTGCTAGTGCCTTAGATAAATCAAACTCT